TCCATACGTTGGCGTCGTTGCCGGCAAGCTCGCTGCGCACCTCCAGCTGTACGCGGTCAAGCCACACCGCACTGCCGTATTCCTCGTTGTACCTGCTGTCTCCCAGCACCCAGGGCTTCGTGCTCTTGGTGATGAACTGGTTCAGGTACGGCCACACAATGATCTTCCACCGCCCGAACTGGTAGTTGAACCCGTTGTTGGAGGTGTCCGGATCCTTGTCCGCGCCCACGGCGGCGAACACGTCCCGCTTCAGCTGGTAGTCATTGGGGATCAGGATGGTGTCCGGGGCAACGTCCAGAATTTCCCCGTTGTCTCCCATGAAGCCCTGCATCTCCGTCTCCACAGCGGAGAGGGCGTCCACACTGAAGGCGTCGGAGAACTGGTTACACTGGGTTGCCTTGCCC